TACTCTTTTTGGGCTTGACCTGTCGGGCCTGTTCGATGACGAAGGAGAAGGAGACCTCGGGGGTTTTGAGGGTCTTCAACCTTCCTTTAAGACTACAGCTTACGTAAAAGGTCGTAGCCCGAGCACCCTCACTTATGGCGCTACTAGCGAACCAGCTCGTACGACAGAGTTCTCGTTAGCCCCCAGGACAGAGTCATCTTTCACTCTACCGGCTCTTCCCTCTGCGCTTGCGCCGGTTGAGACTAAACCAGCAAGCCCGACAACGACCCCGACAAGCACTGCCATAGAAACACCGCAGGCGACTAAGACATATCAAGGTTTTGCTGGAGGTCGTTCAGTATTCACTGCTCAGCCTGAATACGGCGGTATTGGTTTTGGCGGAATGGATCTGCAACGTGCAAGGGATGAAGGTTACTCAGATGAAAGCATCAAAACCTTCCTGCAAAACTTCCCAGGAATGATTGGTCCCAAGGCGGCAGCTGAGCTTGATCTCCAGCCGAAGATGACCAGTAGCATCGTCTCTACATCTACTCCTACTTATACCCCTACTCCCACTCCTACTCCTACTCCCACTTATACTCCTGCTCCCACTCCTTCGCCGGCCCCCACGCCGGGGAACCTGCCTCCAACATTCCAATACACACCCTACTCTGCGCCTGTTTCTCAATACCAAGCTCCTACAGCTCAGAACTGGCAATCGAAAGCTCAGTCTGAACAAGGTTTTGGTGCTGGTTCTCTGAGTGCAGCACGCTCCTCTGGAGCAAGCGATAACGCAATCCGCAACTTCTTACGTAGTAATCCTCAGATTACTGTTGGCGGAGCTGCTCGATCTGCCTTAGGTCTGTAACTTTAAAATTAATACTTACTCGTAAGAGCTAAAGTTCTAACAGAATTCCTCGAATGGAATGCTGTTCTTCTTCAAAGCTCTACTCGCAGGTCAGGGGGTTCGGCGAAAGCTGTTCCCCCTTTTGTTTTGCACTGAAAGCGAGCTAGACCTTATTCTTCGTTCGGTGGAGTTCCAACCGAATGACGTCTATTGATTACTGTTTGGTACTAGAGCGTAATCTTAAAACGATAGAACTGGCAGTCACAGCAAACGATTCCGCCCACGCGCAAGCCCAAGCGGCCGACATAGCTAGGGCGCTTCAAGCCGAAACCTTTTCACTGTCTTACAAAGTCGTACAAGAGAACGCTCTCGCAAAGCTGTTCCGGAGACTCTCGATCAGTGACTTTGATCACGCTTGTTGTGAAGCCTGGCAGGGTTCGTTCTGCAACGGATCTCCAGTCATATATGCGTTAGGTGCTAGATATTACGTGCGTCCTTTGATACTGGATTATCTTGAAATCAACAAAGACGGTTGTGTAAAGCCGTCATGCGGTAACAGCTACTGCATAAATCCATACCACAACTCTTACAAGAAAACAAAATCTTCAAAGCTAGGTGTCGCCGACACAAATTTGGTACTAGCATTCTCCAGCCAAGGCGTTCCCGTCCGCGAGATCGCTAAGGCACTCAACGTACACCGCTCAACGATTTACCGAACGTTACACCGTGAACATCTTCATGCTCGGGCTGCGCATTACTGACGCAGCAGACACAGACGAAAACAAAGTCGTACACGTCTTGGCTGAGTCTCTACCTTCAAGCGACCGACGAGTTGCAACAAAGGTTCAACTATCTACAAAAGAAGATCAGTACAACGGAAAAATCCTGAAAGGACTCAAAGAAAAACAAACAGTCTTTGCGATCGGACCAACGAAGACAACACCTGACAGTGTACTTCAGATGCAACCGATGCTCGTGGTGACAAACGACAACTGGGACGATCTCCTGGCAGTCAACTTATTTGTGTCCACTGGTGGCTTGGGTCCTGTAACTGAAGAGACTCAGCTAGGCGACAACACCGTCACGAACCGGTCGCTTGCCTGGCAAGACGAGAAAGGAGAGACGTCCTGGTTCAAGCTCTCAGCTTGGGATGCTCTGTCTTCACAACTGGCTGAGCTGGCACCGGGCACACCGACGATCGCAGTAGGACGCGTAAGCACTAGCGAAAAAGAGGATCGTAAGTACCTTAACTATGGAGTAGAGAAAATTCTCTACCTTCCCCGCAGCAAGAAAGCTGCTCCTGCCAAGGCTGCTGACCCTGATAAAGGCAAGGTGTCCACGGCTGCTCTCGGATCTCTGGACTTCTCTCTCTGATTAACAACCATGGTTTTTATTGCTGGCAAATTTTCGGCCGATGAAATTCTCTGCCAAGTCCCGCCGCACACACTCCGAATCGATCTTCAAAGTCGCTATTGGAAATCCGATACTGACAGCGAAGCGGCGATCGTCGACAGTAACGGGAATGGGATACCGATTTCGTTTGTCCTACTCGGCTTCACGCCGTACTTCGGTAACCTCGGTATGCGATCGCATGAAGAGTTTATTCGTATTGCTTACATTGGCGTCACACCTAACCATCGTCTGCTGCCGCCTCGCTGTGTATGCACTAGCATCATCAGTGGCAAGTCGTCTCAGAGGAACTTCATCTCGTACTTCCAGACGCTCTATAACAACCGTATTAACGTAGGCGAAGTAATCACTGAAACAAAGTTCGTTCAAAAGTCTTTTAACGAACGTGACCCAATGACGGGCGCGGACGGAGCAAAGATTAACTACAACGTTCTAGAGTTCAGAGATCGTCCCGCTCAAACGGATGAAGAGCAAAAGCTCATCGAAGACATCAGCAACTGGCTCGATGCTGGTTCAGGAGATCTGGTGGCATCTGCTCTACGTAGTACTATCTCCGGCGCTCATCTGGTTGAGTTACCTCTGGGAGAAGACCACACGGCGATTAAGGAAGCTTTCATGGAAGCCAACCCGAAACGCCTAGAAGGTTCTGCTCCCGCAGGTTTGGCTGCACTTCCTGCAGGTGCTGGCGCTCCAGGGGCTAAAGCGGAGACGACTGAGCCCCCTGCAGCTAAAAAAGCTGCCGGGAAAAAGGAGTTGACTGAAGAGCAGAAAGCCGCACTGCAAGCCGCAGGTCTGGATTTCTAAGCTAAGCTTCAGCCGGATTGTTCACCTCGAAGGGCGCCCACGGGTGTCCTTTTTTTGTGCTCAGAGTTCGAGCAGGTCGCCAAAGGAAGGCAGGTTTACGCCGTACGCTATGCAGTACTTAACGATATTCTCCAGGAGTTTTGCTCGAATCAAGTAATTGGCGTAAACGACCTCAAGGACCTCACGGGCTTCTTTACGGCTAAGCTTATCCATACCATCTAAGAAGGCACGATGCGTAAACTGCTGTTCAAGTGTTAAGTGTGAGCGCAGCTTCTCAATCAACTGTTCCGACATGACAAATTTTTACCGCGTCCCTCGCTACATCTTCGATCCTATCCGCAATGCCGGTCTCGTGGAGGGTGTGGTACTCCTACCCTACGACCCAGAAGGAGCACTCGAAAGGCAGGTAAAAAAAGCGAACGTAACTGACATACAGACCAACGACTGTGAAGAGAACCTTGTCGACCTTGACTGGTGGTCTCAGCAGAAAGGAAAAGTCGACTGGGTCATAGCAATTACGCAAGGCATGAAGGACTATACGAAGTGGATAACAGAGTGTGGGTTACAAGCAGCTAGAAAAGGTGTATGCGTATTAGATCGCTTGACATTCTTAGAGCCCACGCGGGCACGCGAAGATTTCTTACGGGACGCATCTCTTACAAACATTAAGATCTTGAGCCCTAGACCATCTTTTCGTGCTGATGGTACTAACTCAAAGGATCCTGTGACCTCTGCGTGGTTCGTGTTCCAAAAACCTGGAGCTGCTCCTATTAATACAATGATTGATTTCGAAGTAGGGTGGCACCGCCCACAGGATCTGAAATTATGAGCAAGCGGCTCTTTCAACGGCTAGATCAGCTTATCGAACTCCAAAAAGAACAGAATCGCCAGCTCGACAAGATCACTGCATTACTCGTGGGTCAACAGCTACTCACTGAGTGCGTAGATTATCAAGGCAATGCTCGTGCACCAGAAGACTGCGCTGAGATCACTATCGAAGGGTTCTCAGCTGCTCTATGTCTGATGGGTGAGCTGGACCAACGAAATCGTGAATATCAGTATCAAAAGTCTGAGTTCTTTCTAGACGATGAAGACGAGGATGAAGATGACGAAGATGATGGTCCCGTAACGTCAAGTTCGTTCTAATATATTTAGGAATTGACACGTTAATTGTGTCCGATACAAGAGTAACGATCAACGGATTAAGGCACTATCTCTGCGCCGGTGTTCCTAAGCCTCTCCCTTCCGTAACATCTGTTCTTAGCGCCACTCAAACTGAGACGACGCGTAAGAAACTAGCGCATTGGAATCTGATGAATCCAGGAGCAGCGGACGCAGCTGCTACCAGAGGAACTTGGATACATAACAGCGTAGAAGATTACTTACGTGGCCTCAGGGTAGTTCCGTCAGAACAATACAAACCATATTGGGATGGTGTTCCAGAATTGCTGGATGATCTCCTCGAAGGTGGTCGTGTGCTCTGGAGCGAAAAACCATTCAACCAACCACGCTGGGCGCAGTACGTAGGAGAAGATGGGGTTGGGCGTATACATTACTACGATGAGTCTACAGGGCACGGTTATGCTGGTTGTTGTGACTTAATCTATATGAACTCAAACGCTGAGATCGTGCTCGCTGACTTCAAGACCAGTAACGGTCCCTACTCAGCTCGTTTCCCAAACAAAAATCAAAATATTGATGAGAAGACAAAGAAAGCTCTTATATCGGGCGTGTTTAAGACAAAAAAAACTAGGCTTCAGCTGGCTGCTTATAAATTGGCAGCAGAAGCTTGCCTGGGCATTAAAATAGTTAAGACGCAAATTATCGTTACTACGGCTATTAAAGAATTCAACACCCAAATATTTACTTTTGGCTCAGAGGAAGTTGAAAAGGATTGCGAGAGTTGGCTCCAAGTTTTAAAAAGTTACTACGAACTTCACCCGCAGGCGTAGAATCAAACTCACTCGACGGCGCTCCAGGGCAGGCTTCTTCAACCTGTCTTAAGGTTCGGTCGCCCAAAAACAGGCCATACTAGAGGCGCTCAGCGACATCCCATGAAGTTAATTTGCTCTGTAAACCTCGGGGTCGTATCTCACCTCGACCCTGAGCTGGGCAAGATCGCAAGCGGCGGAAACTTCACGGCCTTCAACTCAGGGTGGGACTCGTGTGAGTTAGACACGAATGAGCTAGCAGAAGTTTTAGGTAAACAAGCAGGTCTTTGTGCTTGGCATCTACAAGACGGTAAGCGACAAAAGAATCAAACTGGAGTGATAAAAGCGGGTCTAATTATTGTCGATATCGATAATCAGGCTGATCACAAAAATGAAAGCGGAAACAAAGTTCAAAAGCAAGAACTCACAGTAGAGCAAGCTCTAGAGCTCGACATATGTAAGAAGTATTTAACTCTTGGTTACTACAGCCCGTCAACCTCCGAAGGATGGCCACGCTTTCGTCTGGTTTTTGGTCTAGAAACTACGGTCATCAATCCTGCTTTCTACCAGTGGTTCTGTAAACAGATTTACGCCCAGATTCCGGGATCTGACGTTCGTGCGACGACAATACCGAACCTTTTTTACGGACCTAAAAACCCTGAGGCGATCTTCGCCAAGCCAGGGCGCTTTATTCCGACTGAAAAAATCAACGAAGCGATCCGTGCTTTTGCGGCGCTGCCTCCCGACGAAACTGATCTAGGCGGGGACCCGATCGAGTACCTGAATCAAGTAACCCTCCGTGAAAATGGGATGGACTTGGTGCGCCTGGTCTCGAACACGGTCCGCTCGGTACTCGACGGCGAGGAAGTAGGCGACCGCAGCTCCACCATGGCTGCAGTCTTCAAGGAACTGTTGGGCTGGGCCAACTGGTGTACGGCAAACGAAATAGCTCTATGCGTCTCACCTTTGACAGTTGCACAGGATGCGTTCTATAATATCTATGGTTACCCGCACGACATCGATGGTAAGTTCGACCGCATCCTGAATTCCATCAGGAATCCCGAAGAGCTGCAGCCCGCAGTCTCGCTAGCTTCTGAGCTCGGTGAGCTGGGGACTTGGAAAAAAATCCGACGTATCAGTCGATCCGTTTTCGACACCCACGCCTCAAACGAGGTAAAAGCAGCACTCGAACAAGCTAAGCGTGAGGCAGCGGTCAACGCTGTCCTCGATATGTCTGAATTCGACCTCAGCTCTCCGGAGCCTGAGAAATCAACATCAAAACTCAAATCAAAAGTTAAAACTAAAGAGCAGGGCATGAACGTTCCTTCCACACCGAGTCAGCTCGTCAGCCTCCAAGGCGGCACCAGGAACCGCGAGTTCTCAGAAAACGACGTAGCCGACATCATCGTCACCAACCAAGGTGATCAATTTATTTATGACAGCTATCTCGATCAGTTCTACCACTACGACGACGATCAGGATATTTGGTATCACCAGGATGAGCAGCATATTAAGCGACGTATCGTTAAGGCGCTCGACTCCTTTGTGACTGCAGGGGTTCTCGCCAAATACAACGCGGCGATGATCAACAGCGTATTCTCGATTTTGAAGGCCAAGCTGTTGAAGTCTGCAGACGGTGGGCGCCGGAGCATCTGGACTAAATCACGCGGCTACATCCCGTTCAAGAACGGTGTTCTTGACACAACAACCCTTGAGTTCGAAGAAGGTCAACACAAGGAATTGTATCTTCGTCACAGGCTTCCTTACTCGTACGACGCCAAAGCACAATGCCCTGAGTTCATGCGCTGGATTACTTCTGCACTAGACAAGGGTCAGGAGCTTTTGATCCAGGCTTTTGCCCGTGCGTTACTGACTGGTTATACCGCAGGCGAACGGTTTTTGCACTTAGTTGGCCCTGGTGGTACTGGTAAGTCGACCATGCAGCAACTCATGGTGGCGCTCGCTGGTTTCCACGGCACTCACACGTCCAGCTTGGAGGTCATCGAAACGAACAAGTTCGAGAGCTACAACCTCATCGGCAAGAAGCTCCTGCTGCTGACGGACGAATCAAACTACAACCGCCGCATGGACGTGCTGAAGAAGCTGACGTCTGCTTCCGACACGCTGCGGGCTGAACGCAAGTATGGAAAGGAGATCATCAGCTTCAAGCCTGAGTGTCTTGTCTGTATCGCTAGTAACGAACACATCACATCAAACGACTCCAGCAGCGGTCTTGAGCGTCGTCGACTCACGATTGTGATGGATAAGGTCGTCGATCCGAGCCTACGCAAGGAGCTGATTAGCGTATTCGACGATCACATCGAAGGTGCCTTTGTTCCTGAAATGAGCGGCATCGTGACTTGGGCACTGTCGATGAACTACGCCACGATGAAGGACATCTTGGCTAACCCGACTAAACACGTTCCTTCACTCAACCGAACCAACATCGAAGCACTGCTGTTCAACAATCAGTTTGTAGCGTGGTTGCACGACTGTTGCCTCTATGCTCCGAATACTGTTACACCTGTTGGTCAAGGTGCACGCAAACCAAATACAGACGAAGCTGAAAAAGGAATGTATGTAGCAAATGCTTACGGTGCTCTATATCCAAGTTATGCTAACTTCTGCAAATCTTGTGGGTACAAGCCGGCAGCAAAACACCGTTTCGTAGAGCGCACCAAAGAAGCTATGGTGAATATCTTGAAACTTCCAAATGTAAAGATAGTGTTGAACGATGGAGTTGCCGGCATTAAGGGGCTGCGGATTAAGGCATATGACCTACAATCCGACCGTGCAGCGAAAGGTCCAGAGCGACTCCCCAGCCCGGTGGAATTTGCTCAGGACACTAGCAGCAACCGCTGGGATACAGCTTTCCAAAAACATGATCCGGTTAAACCCTAATCTGACCTTGGCAGTGGTTGCTTCCGCTGCCGTAGGCGTTACCACAGCAATCACAGCGCCTCAATTTGTAGGCGCGTCCTTCGCTTTCGCTGGTGGCCTCATTGGGGGCGCTGGTATTGGTCGCGAACGAGCTATCAGACAAAAGCGAAACGAAGAAGCAGCAACCAGGGTTACTGCGTGCTTCACGGCTTTATACGAAGCTAATCGCGGTGTTGTCGAC